ATACAGGTGGGCGCTCCCATTGCCCGTCCAGCCTGCCAACGAAAGCAACGAAAACTGCGGGTCGGGGAATAGGTTGCCCGAGCCGTCATGAACGACCACGCGCCCGGCAGACAATGTGCCCTCGGCAATCACATCGTCACCGATCAGCTTAAGGACTGACCCTGTGCCGATCCCAGAGCCGTTGAACGCTACGGCCTCGATACCTGCCCGCTTCTCGCCATCGACAGTGACAATGTTCGTGAAGCGCGCGACCGAGCCGCTCAGCGAGGCAATGGCGGTGCTGGACTGCTGAACCGAGGCGCGCATCCCAGCCAAAGACGCATTCAAGGACAGGTCGGCGTTGGCAATGGCGCTATTCGTTTCGGCACGGGTGAGGTAGGTCTGGGACAGGTGCGCCTGAACCTGCGCCATGACTTGGCCGCTGCCCATCTCTTCGAGGGATGCTGGCCGAACCGAAATGCGGTGAAACTCGATTGTCTTGGCCGCGCGGGTGAACCCGCCGCCATCCCAATTAGCGAACACGAAAAGCCGGTGGCTTACGAAGGTGCCCGAAAAATTCGACGGCTTAACGAACACCCCTCGCGCCACGCGCGATCTGCCCGAAAGCCCTTCGCCAGCCTGCATATCGGCTAGAGAAAGGTTGACCGCGAATTCGTTGTTGGTCGAGTTCTTCCAAGATATGCGCGCGCCGGCACCGTTCAGCGTGCCCGAGATAAGGGTGAATTCGACCTCGATCACATAGGCTGCGGCGTCCGTCTGGCCGGGCCAGATCGTGTCCGGGCTATCGATGATCTGGGCGCCATCGTTCTGTGCGGCCGTCACCTGAAAGCGCCATGTGCGCCCGAGGGGATAGAGGGCATTCGAAAGCACGGTTCTCGTGCCGGCCCCGCCAAACCTGCCCCAATCGGATGAAACCAAAAACTGATCGGACAGAACGGAGACGCCTCGGCCGGCGACGGCCGCCGACATTTCCATGCTATCCAAGGCCGATGCCGCGGCATCTTCGGCAAGACCGCGCGCCACAACCGCCGAGTCGCGCGAGATTCCCGCCTGCGTGCTGTAGTTTGCGGCTTCTTTCGCTAAAGTGACATCTTCGATGCGGATCATCGCCACATCGATCGGCACGTCAGGCGTGATACCATTCGAGACGCCGATCCCGACCCTGAATGCCACTTCGCCCGCGGTCGGAGCCGGCAGCGTGAATTCTGCCGAAACCAGCGTCCATATGTCGGGTAGCGCAACTGGCAGTATCACGTTGTTGGCCAACACGCGTTTTCCCGTCCAGCCATCCGCCAGCGTCGCGATTCGCATCGCCACGGCACTATTGACCCCGCCGACCATGCGCAATTTTGCAGTGACGCGGATGGTGCGTCCCTGCTGATAATCGGCCACGCCGCGCGAGAATATTACCCTGACCGCCGCACGGTTCTTCGCGAACCGAACAAAGTTACCGACCGCCGCTTCGTTCTGCAGGGATGAGTCGGGCGGAAGAAAGCCGGCTGCCGCTGGATCTCCAGAACCATCCGCTCGCCAATAGGTGGCACCGTCCCGAAAATCAGCCGGGAACAGCCGCGCTACGCCAGCCGTGGCGGTCAGCAGGCTATTGGCAGCATCGTATGCAGCGCCCAAGGCTTGGCTCGCCGCCGTCTGGGCAGCGGCGAAATCCACCGCCATATCGCTGCGCGCCTGAGAGACCAGGTCATCGGCATATGCATGGGCTTGCTGGGCCTTGGTATTGGCGTTTTGCGCTTCGGTCGCGGCCTCGTCCGCCACACGCTGGGCTTCATCAACGAGATTGTGCAGGTCACTAAGATCGATGTTGCCGCCGTATTCCTCGGCAATGTCGCGCGCGACCCTCTCGGCCACATCGCGGACTGCTTGCATATCGACTCTGCCAGCGATCTTATCGAGATCATTCCAGCGCACAGCGCGATTGCCCTTCGGGCCACGCAGGCCCAGAAGTTCCTCGGTATCGCTTTGCAGGCGCTTCTGGTTCAGCGTCATTCGTTGCCGAGCCCTCTAAAGGAATCGGCCAGTGCAACGCGGGTCACACGAGCGGTGCCGGTAATCTCGATCTGCCAAATGCTGTAGTTGCCGGCCGGCAAGCGGGCATCCACATTCTGCGCAGTGACAGTGTGCAGCAGCGAACCATCCGCATAGACCCGGACGGTCATGGTCTGGCCTTCGGTGCCATCGGTTTCAACGCGGATACCTGCGAAGCCCGTGGGTGCATGAAACCTGAATGGCTTGCTGCGCCACGTATAGCTCTTGTGAAGCTGCGACGGGTGATCGAAGGCACGAACCGTGCGCTGGTTCGATGCAAGAAAATAGGTCCGGCCAGATTCCACATGGGTATAGAGCGCGACGGGCTGCTCGTTGGACCGGGCTACGCCGGGCTGTTTTCCGCGCGGATCCACCAAGACGATATGTCGAGCCTCGCCACCCATCGGGGTATAGGTGAAGCCATATAGATGGCCGAACCGCGCGGCATTTATCGTGGTGGGCTGGAGCGCCTGCCACTGTTCGTATGTCCAGAGCTCCTCGCTGATAAGCTGCGCCCCGGTTTCCGAAACCATCACCAGGCCATCGGTTGACGGGTAGATAGCGGAATATCCCATGTCCACGATCCCGCGCTTGGACATGCAGGGGAACGGCTGTTCCATCTTCTGCATAGCCATGCTTTCGGGATGCATACCTTGGACGATGTAAGGCTGCCCCGTGGTCAGGACTGCAAGCGTGGTGCCAAAGGCCGCAAGTCCGATGATGGTGTCTGTGACAGTCAGGGCATAAGCGCCGGGCCATGCATGCGGCTGATACGGCTCGCAGAAGCAGATTTCCTTGCCTCTGAACGCGGCGATGATGCCGTTCGGCATAGCCGTGAATCCGCGCAGGTTGGCCGGCGGCGGGTCAAATTCCTTGGTAGCGATGGCCTCGGCAATAGGATGGGTATTCAGGTTATGATTGAAACCCTGATCGCCGACGCCCACTTCGGCCACGAAAAACAGATCTGTTACGCCAGAGGCGCTGGTCACGGCGCGGTAGATGCGCTTACCGGAAACATAGCGGTTCGCTACCGGCGCGCTGATCGGCAACGCCGTCAACTCGATGTTGCAGCCGGGGGACCAAAGGACGGAATTGGAAAGGGGCGAAGGCCCCGACTCCTCACCCAGAGACGTCACCCAAGTGTAGGCATAGACCACAGTCTCTGACAGGTCATTGTCCAGCGTGCCCGAGCGCGCAATCGTCGGGCGCGTTGTTGGCCTGGGCAAGCGCAAGGGCACCTCGGCACCATTGACGCGCATCGTTGGCTGGCCATTGGCGTGCGAGATATAGAGCCGGTCAGTCGAAACCGGCCCGGGCACCACGTCAGCATCGTGGTTCCACCCAAGCCATTCCACCCCGTGCAGGTAGATCGATTGGCAGGCAGCACCGAACAGATACTCCTCGGCGGTCGCCTGTCGAAACGGAACAAGCGCGCCGTTGCGCAACGAGGCATTCATCACCGAAGCGGCTGCCGTCTCGGGAAGATAGAACGGTTCCTGCCGCGGTATTTCGCCCCCAAAGCCTTGTAGGTTAATTCTGGGCATTAGAACCACCTTGGTTTGGTTCGGATCGGCGCGCGCTGCTGGCCCCGCATGTTCTGCCGGAACGACCCATCCAGCTTCTCGCTGAAGCGCAGTTCGTAGTCCTTGGCTGATTTCGGGTCGGTCCAAGGCTGCCTTGGCATGGCGAGGATCTTCGAAAGCGCGCCGGCGGCGATGGTCGCGCCATGGATGCTGACCAGAAAGTCAGGCACCACGTTGAAGCGATCAAAAAGAGGGTCGGCCGCATCGGTGCCGAACTCGGTCGATGCAAGGGGCTTGAGGAACAGCGAGACCTCCAAAGACCCTGCGGTAAAGGGGGTGACGATCACCTCATTCGGTGCAGTCTGGGCGATGTATCGCGGCCGCCCTTCCGGCACCTCCTTCATGGTGCTGAACTGGATCGCAGTTAGTGGATGCCCGTCGAACTCGGCAAACTCGATCTCATGAATCGCCGCAGTGTCTGGCGCGACCATGATGCCGACCCCGGCTGATCCCTCCTGCAGGCTGACGGTAGTAAGGTGTCGCCACGCCCGCGACCGCTCGCAAAACTCGATGGCGGCCAAACGTGCCATCTGCTCGGCAACAAAATCCGGGCAAGACGGACAGAACGGCAGGATCAGCGGCAGGAACTCCGCTGTGCGCTTCATCGCGACGGGCATGGCGGGTGCCTCCTACTAACCGGCAGACGCGGCGTTGTTGCCCATGCTGACGGATAGCTGCGCCCCGCCGAGGGCCTGCAGGGCCTGATTGGCCAGCGAGAGATGGGCGGACGCACGCTGCGCCGCATCAGGTGCGGCGCTGTCTTTCGAGAATGCCCGAAACAGCACGAGATCCAGAAGTATGCCCTGATAGATATCGTCCATTGGCACGGCGGCCGTATAGTTGGCCACATCAAGAGCCAAGGCGCCGGCTGGGGCCGGAATCGGCGCAGGGATCACGCCAACAATGGCTTCGATACGCCCCGTGCCCAAGTTACCCGGCACAACATAGAACTCGCGCGGGCTCATAGGGTCCTGCAACGCATAATCCACCACCGCCGAGAACGGCAGGGTGTCTGTGCTGTGCCAGCCAGGGATCTGGGCATCCAGAATATCGCGGCTGGCGAGGGTGCGGATCGCCTTACCCGGAGTAGTGCCGTTCACCCCCATGTTGCGCACCACGCGCGACAGCATGGAGTATTGCGCGGGCAACGACTGCTTGGTGCCCGATGCGAGGATCAGCACAACCGACTCTGTCTTGGCATTGGGCTTGACCGTGACAATCGCCCGCATCGCCTCGTTCAGCCAGTCGTGAAGTTCACTATACATCCAGCGCACCGCGCCCACGTCCTGAAGGATCGTGTTGGCGCGACGCATCACATCAGCTGCTGTGAAGGCCATGCGGGCGTCTCCTTAATTGCCAGTGTCAGCCAGAGCGGCCAGCACTTGGGCTTCCATGGTTTCGCGCAGCATGTTGGCGTGCGGTTTGCGGCCGATCAGCTTCTCGAACTCGGCACGCAGTTCCTCGTCGGACAAATCCGCGAGTTGCGACGCTTCTGCTTCGTTGTCGCCCTCGCTATCCTGCTCGCTCGGATCAACGGGAACGACGATCTCGCCAGCTTCCGTCGCCGGCGTGGGCTCGGACGGCCCGGCAGTCAGGGCCGAGAAATCGGCGTTAGGGAACTTTGCACGCAGAACGGCCATCGCGTCCTCCACCGAAACCTGCTGCGGCGGCAGCGGGTCGAGTGAGCGGTAGCCCTCGGGGATGCGCAGCAACACTTCGACATGGCCGGGGTTTTCAACCTCGGCCACATGCCGGTCCTGTTCGTCTGGCTTGAAGTGATAGAGCGTCGCGCCCAGCGTCACCTTGGAACCGCCGGCACGCTTCAGGATGCTTTCGATTTTCACGGGGAATCTCCTGGAAGGGATGAATGCCCGGCGCGCGGATCAGCACGCCGGGCCGGATCGGTCGATCAAGCCAGTCCGGTGACGTAGCTGACGCGGAAATGCAGCTTGGTCGCAGGATTCGCCGCGATATTGGCCGATGGCTTCACCCCGATGGAGCGGATCGAGTCCGTCACCGGCAGCGCGGCCAGAGCCGGGATAGCTGCATCGGCTTTGGCGTTGGCAGCCACCGCATTGAACAGTTCGCTGCCCAGCACCCGGGCCGGATCGCTCGATCCGAACGCACCCGACATGAAGCCAACCGTCATGGTGGTGGCGCCCGTCCCTTCACCGATCATCTCGATGGAGACGATCTTACAGTAAGGCGGCAGCGCGGCCAGTTCCAGAATGTCGGCACTGGCCAGCGCCTCATTGAAGATGTGGCTGATCATCGTGGTAACAGGCTGATGCGCCACATATGGCGAGGGCATCTGACGACGCGACATGCCCCCGGTGATGATGGATTTCTTGATCGCCATTTGCGGTTTCCTTGATGGCTGGTTGCGGAAGGAAAGCCCGGCACGGGGCCGGGCCATCGATCATCAGGCCGCGATGGGCGGGTTGGGGTTGGCGGCGGCGGTATCGACCGCGACGACGCCATAGTCGAAGCCGTTGAACCGGGTCTTTTTCGTCCCGGCGATCACGCCCGCATAGATGGCGACGCGGTTCTTCGCGTCCTTCAGTTCTTCTTCCCACTGGAAGCGGGTGCCGTTGCCGGCCTCGCCATAGGCCACCACGCCGGCCTGCGCGCCCATAAACAGCGAGCGAGCCGCCGAGACGTTGCCGCCGGCACCATAGTTGTTGAAGTAGCGGACGTTCTCATGCTGGTGCAGCACAATATCGTTCAGCATGCCCAGACCGCCCTTGCAGAACGGGCTGCTGCGGCCTTCGGCTGTCGCCAGGGCCTTCTGAATATCAGCCCAAGACAGCTCTGCCTTCTCGGTCCGCAGGCTGTGCGCCTGCCACGGAGACATGAGCAGGACGAAATGCTTGCCGCCGCCCTCGACGGTCACCGGCGACATGCGGGTCACTTCGGGGTTCAGCGTGGACATCATGCGCGGGAGGACGGAGACGCGCTCAATAAGGTCGCGGTTCATAATATCGGCAGAGGTCAGGGTCGCGGCCGAGGTCGCAGCACCGCCATAGACCATGTGGTAGGCATCGGGGGCCTGCACAGGGTTCCCGGCGAACTGCTTTTTCACCTTGGCGTCGGGGTTGGCCCCGGCCACTGTCCCCGACAAATAGACAAAGAACAGTTCATCGAACCATTCCGCGGTGAACTTTGATACGGCGCGCTTCGCTGATTGGCGCAGATCATGAAGCGTGCGTTTGCGCGACATGCGCCCGCCGGCGTCGGCGCCTTTCCGGGCTTGGTCGATCTTCACCTCGTCCTGATAGAAGGACAGGTTCTCTTCCTTGCCTTCGACAACATCGTCACCTTCGGTCATCTCGCCGCGAAGGTTCATCAGCAGGTCGAACTGGACGGTATCGCCAGCGTCTTTTTCCAACTCGGACTTGCGCTCGATGATGTTGCTGTCGCCCTTCCCGATGAAGCGGGAGAAGAACATCAGCTTTTCGGTATCGGTCGCGAGGGCAGTAGCCCAACGCTTAATGGCTTGGGGCGAACCAACGCCGATAGTGGTCTGCATAGGATGCTCCTTTGTTCACAGACACAAGGTTTGCGAACTGCGCACATCCTATGGGCAGATCAGTGGCCAACACTTACCACATGCACATCGGCGCAGGCAATACATGGCGGATTATTGGTTCGCAAACTGGTTTACCATCAAGCGCCCGTCGCCCCCTTCGCGGGGGCATGAATCGAAACATCGGTGTCTATTTCGATCTGGAGGTCGGGGGGCGCATCCACTGCGAGCTTCGCGCGTTCACCGATCTTGTGGATATAGACAGTCACGTTGGGGCCTATCCTGACCCGGATCGGAGTATCGGTGCGCATGCGAGTGATCTTCATGGATGCGGTTCCCCTCAATTCTCGCGCAGATAGGCTTCTTGTTCTTCCGGGCTCAGCCGGGAGAATTCCCGCTCTCGATCCAACGCGCTTTTCTCGCGGTCGATACTGGCGAAGCGGCTGTTGTCGATCTCGGTGTCCGTAGCTGACGTGACATTGCCGAGGGTCTGAACCGCATCAGGGCGTTTACCCTGCTCAGCAACCTTGTCCTTGGCTTTGGCGAGCGGATCGGCTTCTTTGGCCTTTCCGGGCTTCTTTACGTCAGCAAGACCGGGAATGTCGGCCCCGGTCTGCTGCTGAACATAGGACCGGACGATATTTGCGCTTGTCACGATGCGCTGGTTCATCGTCATGCCCGAATAGCGCGGGTCTTGGTTCACGGCCTTCATCACCCTGTCCAGAGCAGTCAGGTAACTGTTACCTTCCAGTTGTGGGTTCGGCTCGTTGTCCTTGAATGCGGGGTTGGCATCAAGGAACGCATCCACCTTGCTGTGCCAGGCAGTGAGGAGCGTTTCGAGATCCTTTTCGTCCTGCCGTTCGGCGTCTTTGATATCGGCCTTGGCCTCGGCCAGCTTGTCCGAGATTTCCTCGATCTTGGCGTGATATTCATCGTCGGACAGTTCGCCATCATCCCACGCTTCACGCAGCTTCTTGCGATCCTCCGCCGCACTATCCACTACGGCCTGTGCCTTGGTCACGTCGCGGGGCTGATAGACCGGATCAGGGGGGTCCTCGGCCTTGGTATCGGCACCCGGATCAGCCGCGGCAGCATCCTTGTCGCCAGAATCCCCGTCTGCACTGCCGGCGACGTCATCACCATCATTGGAATTCCCCTCGCCCACCTTGGCCTCGTCCGGCGTGTCGGGCAGCTTCACGATGGGATCGTCGCCTTCGGCCAGGCGCTTGACTTCCTCGTCGGACAGCGCGGCCTGCAATTCATCCAGTGTAAACGCGGCAGGCAGGCCCATCGCCTTCAGATCGTCGTCGCTGGCGTCGGCAAGGTTTTGAATATCGGTCGTGTCGCTCATATCACGCATCTTTCAGGAAGGTTTCGATCTTGCGCGCGGATTCGATGATGGCGCTGACATGCATCCCGTTGTTTGCACTGATCGCCAATTCCATTGCCCGCACACGGCGCCATTCTGAGTTGTCGGGGCCTTCGCAACGGGTCACACAGTCGGCCTCAGTATCGGTCGCCTGCTGACAGTCAGGCGTGGGCTCGGCCGCCGGCGGGCAAGCAGCCATGACGCCGGTGGTGACGCGATTGATCACTTCGCTGGCGGTCAGGCCGGTCTCGCCGGTATGGTTTTCATCGCCATCGCCCGTGACGATGGACCAGCCGCCATCGGCCTGCTGTGCGACAGTGATGGCACAAATCGTTGCACGGCCAGCACGATCTGCAAAGCGCGAGGCAGAAGCGATGGCATTGATGAGAGAAACGTTATCGCCGGACTTCGGCAGGTGCCGGGCCATCTCAAGCGCATGGTTAAGGGCACATCCTACTTCGACGCTGATCTTCTTCTGCTCGTCGGTGAAAGCTTGGGTCATTGCGGCATCATTCCTTGTGCTGCGGGGTCAGGGGATTGGGGCGCAGGAGTAGCCTGCGCCTCGGGAACGGGAATTTCGGTGGCCTGCTGCTGCGCGCCACCTTGAGCGGCCTCGCCGGTCGCAAGAGCATCCTCACGGGCCATGTTGATCATGGCATCTACGGCTGCGCCCACGGCCGGGGCTCCGGCAATCTGGATTGCGGCCTCGATGGCCTTCTTGAGCTGGTCGATATTGTCACTGCGCAGGCCCATGAAGCCGCGTGCAGTATCCATGCGCAGCTTGGCAGCCTTGGCTTCCTTCTCGCCAAGTTCCGCCTCGGCATGCCGGCGCTGCATCTCGGCGGCTTCGGCTTGCTGTTTCTGCTGTGCAATGGTCTCGGGGCTTGGGTTGTTCGGATCCTCGTCGGGATCGGCCACGCCGGTCATCTGCCGGATGCGTTTGACCAGTTCGTCACGCTTCGGCACATCCAGAGATTCAACGACCAGATCCAGACAGGTCATGACGATCTGCGGCGCGGTGGCGGCCAGCTTGCCCATGAGGTCGAGCAACGACTCTGCCTGCGCTTGCCGGGTGGTAGCGCGCCAGTCTTCCTCGGCAATGACAAAATCCGCCTTGAACAGGCTGATCGCATTGCTGAACGATCCATCATTGATCTCGATGTATTGCGGGTTGCCGCGCGTGTCCGTGATGCGGAACGCCTGCCTGTCGGTATAAAACTGCTCGATGTTGACCAACTTCTTCTCACCGTGCAGGCGAAGGGCAAAGCGCAGGTTGTCGAAGAACATGCTGGTGGCAAGCTGGCCCTGATCCTGCCTGGCCGTGATGGCCTTGCCGCTGGTGGCGTTGGTCTTACGACCCATGTTCTCGTCGGTGACGCCGCCGACCTGCTGGATCATCTGGGCGTCCATCTGCATCAGGTTGATGTGCGCGGCAGCGACATCAGCACCATTCTCAACTTGTGGCTCGGGTTTGCCGGGCTTGCGGACGATCACCGCATCGGGCCGACCAGCCTCGTTGCGCAATTCCTCGATATCGTCCACCGCGCCGTCCTCGACGTGCACGCGAACAGTTGACAGATGGTGCAATGCCTTGCTGGCGCGCTTGTTGAGGTCGCGCTGAATGTCCCGCAACCCCCGGATCATGCCATAGGGCATGCCATCCCGGCCGCGCCGATAGCCCCAGATTGGGGTGAAGGGGAACCGGTTGTGCCGATAGGGCGACTGGCGCACCTCCAGCAGGCCCTTTTCCGTCATAAGCGCGACGTGCATGACCTCGCGCGGCCGCTCGATCAGGTTGGCCTCGCCGGATTCCAGTTCCCACCAATGCCCTTCTGACCATGGGTCGAACAGTTCGCCCTGGAACTGACCGCCACGCATGACCTGAACGGTTACGGGCCGCTTGAACCACATCTCAATGACGCGAATGCGCTGGCGCATGTCATAGCCACCGCTGGTGAAACCTGACGATGTGCGGCTATCGTCCTCGATGCTGTCCATAGCCTCGTCGGCCATATCGGACAGGCCAGCAGCCATAATGCGGCTTTCGGTGGACATTTGCAGCAACCCTGCACGCCCACGCCAGATGGAAGCGGCAACATCGAGGTCCATCCACTTCGTGCGGCTGACATACCGGCCCTTCTGGATATCGAGCCCTTCGGTCCCTCGGCTATCCCAAAGCATTTGACGCCATGGGACATGGCGATCGAATACGATGGGCCCATCGGTCGGGTCGCCCTCACCAGTCTCCAGCCAGCCCAACCCGACCTTGACCGCATCTGCAAAAGCCATGGCGTTCTGATCGTTGGTATGGTTCTCGTCGCGCAGGTGCCGCAGCAGTTCATCCTTACGCAGGGCGGGTTCGAGCCCTTCCTTGCGCCGGGGCAGGATCTTGTAATCGACGGCGGCGCGGGGCTGCGTTCCCAGCACCCAATTAACCGTGGTCTGGATCAGGTTGAACACGATGGGGGCCTGCCCGCGCTCCTCTAGTGCGGCGATTTCCTCCATCGTCCATTGGATATGGTCGAACATATCCTCGTCCGTCGCCATGTCGGCGCGGTTGTCCCACTGGCGCTCCAATTCGTAGCGATAGAGGTTCAGAAGGCGCTTGTGCAGCGACACTGCATCCGCCTGATCCAGCGGGTGCAACTGACTGTCTGCACTCCCCTGAGGGGCACGGGAGGCTTGCGCCTTCGCCCCATCACGCTTGAACAGCACCTCGCCGGGGCGCTGGCAGCTTTCGCCTTTGCGCCCGGTAATCGGGCCAGATGCGCTAAAATCAATGTCGAACATGGGAAGCGACAACCTCGATCTGCTGGATGGTTTTGCCGGATTCCCTCTCGGTGATGGACACGTCGCCAATGGGCGCGGCGCTGTGCTTAACGGCCGCCTTCGGGGGCAGAGGCGGCATGGACCACAAGTCGCGCAGGCGCGATTGGATAGCGTCGAAGATGCGGAACACGTCGGACATATTGCCGGGCGTGCCGGGCAGCGCGCCAAGGGCGATCCACTGGTAGCAGAAGAAGGCCTGATACTGGGTGTCCCCCAGTTCAACCGTCCATTTCCACATATCGCGCTGAAGGATGATGCAGGGCATGGCGCGCTGCCCACCCTTGCGCTGGATCGGCTTGCTGGCATCCATGATGACCATGCATGGTTCAGCCTGCCGGGTGTCGGGGTCCATATACCAGGTTCCGAAGATGCGGATACCGCTGTGGACGTGCTGGAAATGGATGTGCTCAAGATCGAGGACAGGCTTCCGGTCGAGGGAAATGCGATTGGCGGCCTTCATGCGGTCATTCCCGTGGTGCGGCGGCGTTTTTTCTTCGCGCCGGGGGTTGCGTGGCTGGGGTGGAAGCCTTGCGCCCATTGGCGCAGCGCATCGGGCGCTTCGGAGTGCCCGTCATACTTTTCGGGTTCGTCAATGAAGGTGCCGAGGCGGGTGTTGAACTTCTTGTGGTAAAGGGCGCAGTGTTGCAGCCCTTCCTTGCAGCCTTCTTCGTCAAACCACGCTTCGGGGAAGCGGCGGCGCAGGATCTCGATACCGGCTTGGAAATCATGGACCCGCGGCACGACCTCCCAATTCCAATCGGGCCGAAGCTCATAGAGCATGTCCAACGGGGCGCCGATCTTATCGACAAGCTGGCGCTTGTGCATGGCATCGTGGGGCAGCAGCATGCGACCGAGCACCCAGCCCGTGTCGCCAAGCTGGTTGACGTAATGGCTGTAGCCCTGACCCCAATCCTCAATGTAGCGGATGAAATGCGAGGCAAGCCCGACCTGCTGGAAGCACCAGATGCCGGTGCCGTCGCCGGCCCCAATATCCCAGCAGGTATGGACAGGAAGCCCCGGCAGATAAGGCACCTTACCGATCCGGCCCGAGACGCGCGCTGCATCAAGCTGCACGGTCAGATAGGTGCCCTCGGTTGATCGGGCCCAGCACTCTTCCGGCGTGCTGGGCATCTCCTGATACATCTTCTGCTGGTCACCGCTGAATCGGTTTTCGAGCGTCAGCACATACCAAGCGCGCTGCGGCATGGTGAGCATGTGACCAGTCTTGACCTCGATCTTGTCGAAGTAGGCATGCTGCTTGAGGCTGATGCGGACGTGGCGCGGATCAGCCACATAGCCCGGATCAAGATACCAAGGGAAGAAATGGAACCGAAACTGACCGGGACCGGCTTCGATGCGCGCCTTAGCCATGTTCTCGGCCCTCGTCGCGATCTCGAAGAACTCGCCCTCCTGCCCCTCGGCCGTGGACTCGATGGTCGCGATACCGGACGCCGGCACGGCTGGCAGCGCCCCGGTGACGATCTCTCGCGCCTTCTCGGGCGTCTTCTTGGCGATCTTCCCCATTTCCGAGATGTGCAGGAAATGGATGGTCGAGCCCCGCATCGTCGTTGCGACGCGCAGGGCGCTGTTGTTGTGGGCGAACAGCAATTCCTTGGCTGATTCCCGTGCCAGCGGCATGCGGTCGCGCAGCGGCTCTGGAAGGCGTTGATAGGCGAACTTCACCTTGTCGCGCAGGATTTCGGCGGCCACGTCCAGATCCTGTGCGATGATCCCGCAACGCTGGTTCGGCACCCACAAGGCGCGATCCAGCGCGAGGATGCTGGCCTGTGTGGTGAAGCCCAACTGGCGGGCCTTTAGGATCACGTTCAGGTTGTGCAGCGAGTGCAGGAACCTGATCTGATTGATGTTGGGCAAGAAGGGCGAGATGGTGACGGGCGGCTCCCCGCCATCCGTCGCCTCGCCCTTGATCATGATCTTGTAGAGGACGCCGGAACAGATGCGCCACCACGGATCGGCCAGGCAAGCGGCCCATTCCTCGGGCGTCGTGGGCGCTGCCAGCGGCTCCGATCTGGGCTTGGTCCAATCCCATCGGCTCATTCATCGGCGCCCTCGGGCGCTGGTGTGATCGTCCGGGGGGTCAGCGGCAGCGTTGTGCCTTGCGCGGCTTGGATCAGCTGCGACAAGCCGTCAGCAACCTGCCTGTTGTCCTTCTCGAACATGCCGAGGTGCCGCATCAGCTTTTCGATAGCCGCGCCTTTGTCGTGCATCTTGACCTTGAAGGTGCCTTTGTCGGTCATGCTGACTTCGGCAATGCTGGCCTTAACCGCTTTGGACAGCTTGTCGCTGTCGATCACCGTGATGTGCGGTCGCATGACGGCCTCGCCGTTGGGCAAGGTGACAGGCAGGCCCTCGTCGTCCTCGACCTCTGCCATTCCCCACGACACCACATCGCTAATATCGGCGCGGACGATGTTGGCCAGCTGCTCGACAATCTCGTCGGTCTCGATGGTGGCGCGCTCGGCCTTGGCCGTGGTCAGGCGCTGGATCTCGGCCAAGATGATCGGGTTCTTCATCAGGTCAACGGCCTGCCGCCCAGCGGTGCGTTCAGAATAGCCGGCCCGGCGCGCAGCGGCAGATGCGTTCAAGTCCACGCAGAATTCGCGGCAAAAGGCCGATTGTTTGGGATTCAACGTGCTTTTCTGGGCCGGCATGTCATTCTGGGTTTGGCGGATTCTGCATCACTAATTGGAGCACAATATCCGCCAAACCTTTAGCTCGCGCAATGGGGGTGTTCAGAACGCCGATTCATCGCCGGTCATGAAGCGCAAAGCGTCCTTGATCTGCTCGCGGGTGAAGCGGTTCCCATGAGCCTGGGTGCGGTCCATCAACCGATTGAAACGCTGCCGGATGTGGCTGGTGCTGAACTCCATCACGTCCGCAATCAGCTTCTCGGTCTGGCCGTCGATGGCGCGTTCGATCATGTCGAGGTCTTGGGCCAATCCCCAGCGCGAAGTGACAGACAGGCTGCCGATGTGCGTAACCGCGTCAATCAAATTGGCGGGTATCACCCTGCCCTGCCATCGGGGCGCAGCCAGCTCCTTCATCGGCTCCGGCACCGAGGGGGCTTGTTTGGCCACATGCGATTCAGCTTCCTCAATGGCCTCTGCGATGTCGCGGGCAGCGGCCAAATCCTCGGGCACGATCCGCAGGCTACCAACATCCATGCTCTTGATGTTCAGCGCATCCCAGATCGCCGTTTCGTCGGGGTTAGTAGCGAAGTCAATGCCGCTGCTCCGAACAGCAGCCTTTGCGGTTTCGTCCAGGACACCGGCTTCTGGCTCGGCTTGGTGAGCGTCAACCACGACGATGGAGACGCCAGTGGCAGCCTCGTAGGCGGCAACGCTGCGCGCGAGGTCCGTGAGTGCCAGCGACTGCTTGGCTATGGATTCTGCGGCTTCCGTGAGGGCTGCAACGCCCATGGGGCGCGAGAGTGGCAGCAGGTTCGACATTTTTGGCTCTCCTTACAGGTTTTTGTGAGATCAGTCGTCGGTCGGCGTAATGCCGGCGATGGTTTTGACGGCGAGCGAATTGCGCATCCCGACTTCGGCCATGATGGCTTTGGCGGCTTCCGGGCTGACGCGCTCTTTCGGCGGCTCGACCGGCGATGCGATCGCAGCCCTGACCTGATCGGCGTGGCGCTTGCCCCAGCTTTCCTTGAGCATTCCGAGGATGTGACCGGGGTTGGGGCGACGGTCGGGATTGTCGCGGCACCACTTGCGCATGGCCCAACGGACCTGCTCGGGCATCCAATCCTCAAGCTCGTCCATCCACCAGGCTTTGACCGCTGCGTCCATCTCGAACGACCGCTTGTCCTGCCAATAGCCTTTCAGGACGATCTCGACCTCAAGGCATATCGCGGCCCGATGGGCGACGCATTCGTGCGGCGGCATCGATTTCGCGTCGCAAGCGGTCAGCGGCGGCAGCTTCGCGACGGTCACGGGCATTTGGTCGGTCATGGTTCACCTCGTCGGCGGGTGTGGGTTGAAGAGCTGGCGCCGATTTCGCAGCAGCGATTTGCAGCAGGGGTTTCGTGAAATATCGAAGGGTCGATGGGGGATCGCGCATCCCAGACCGGATGGACGTGACCATCTGGACGATCTCATCCTCGCCGGTGAACCGGCTGTCGCTCAGCCACTTTCTGGCTTCGATCATATCCAGTTCGGCCCCTGGTGCTTTGGGTCCCGGCGTGATGATTTTTTGGGGATCGATGCCGGCGGCGTGCAACAGTTTTTCCCGATAGGTCAGATCAGGATCGCGCGCGCTATCACCAACGACTCTTTCCCTTATTTCACCCTTATTATGGTTTGCGTCGTCGGCGCGGGGGGTGTTCTGATATTCATCGTATTTACAGATAGTTATGACGGTGACGCCTGCGTCGGTGGCGCGCTCGATCATGCGTCGGTTTTCGAGCATGTCTAAATACCGACGCACCCTTGGTTCCGACCACATCCAAGCCTTCGCCATAAAGCGAGTGGATACAGCTAGTTGTCCGCGCCGCAATTCAACCTCAATCGAGCCGGCGCGCTTCGTGCGTGCCTTCCATGAAGCTTCCGCAATCATCCAGACCCACGCTTCGCGCTGGGACATCTCGCTGTCCTTGAAAGTCGGATCGTCCCAAAGATCGCGGGACACGTTTACCGTCCCTGCCATCAGATCACTTCCATTCGGACGATCACGGCCCCGTCCTTGCAGGTGTCGCCGCGCTCGACGTAGGCATCGAACCGGCTGTCATCGACGCCCAGGGCGCGGGCGATGGTGTCGCGGGCCGCCTTGAGCGCGCCCTCGAGCCCGTCGCCGTCCCAGCGATTGCGGGTCGGCGGGCAGGCGATCAGCACCAGCGAGATCGGCCCATCCGCTACGGTCAGGCGGTGCAGCCCTGCATCGACGCAGGCTTGGGCCGTTGCATCGACCTGGGCGCGCTTGGCCGGATAGCTGTATTGCCATGGCCTGCCCTTCTGGCGGTTTGGCCATAACTCGGGCGCGGGCCACTGCAGGATGATCTGCGGCAGGACCATGACGGATTCGGGCCTTCGGCGCGTAACCGCAAGCATCTGATCCAGCTTGTCCTGCCGGCGCTTCTTGGCAGGCCGCTTCGCTTTGGGCATGCCGGGGGCACTGCCGTCATAGGGGCGCAGGATGCGGGCGATTGGCTTCACAGCAGCACCCCCTGCCCCTCGAAG